GTCAGGACCGGCTCGGGCAGGTTCGCGGGCCGACGTGGTTCGCGCCGGTGCTGCTGAAATTGAAGGACTACGACGAATACGACGACGCGCAGCTGATGAAGCAGAAGATCGCGGCCTGTCTCGCCGTGTTGACCAGCGACGTCGACGGCACAGGGGCGCCGATTGGGACGGCGGATGACAGCAGTGCCCCCGGGATCGACATGCTCGAACCCGGGATGGTGATGAACCTTCCGCCAGGACGGACGGTCACGGTTGTCGATCCGCCGCGTGTCGGCGAGTTCAGCGACTACTCGGAGATCACGCTGCGGACGATCGCCGCTGGACTCGGGGTGACGTACGAGGATCTCACTGGCGACTACACCGATCTGCCCTACTCGGCCGCGCGCATGTCGCGGATGGCGCATCACGCCCGGGTGGACGATTGGCGCTGGCGCACGTTGATCCCGCAATTCTGCAATCCGGCCTGGCGGTGGGCGATGGAGGCGGCCGTCATCGTGGGCAAGGTGACCGACGAGACCCAGGTGGCGAGGTGGACACCGCCGCCGGTGCCTTATATCGATCCCGAAAAGGAAGGCTTGGCTTTCCAGCGCAACATCCGCGGCGGGTCGCAGAGCTGGTCAGAGTCGGTGCGAGAGCGCGGCTACGACCCTGACGAGGTGCTCGCCGAGATGGCGGCCGACAACCAGAAGTTCGACACGCTCGGGATCATTCTCGATTCCGACCCACGGAAGACGACGCAGCAAGGGCAAGCACGCGAGAGCGGTGAGACGGGCGGCGAGCCGCCGCCGCAGCAGCAGGAGTAAACGACATGGGTGTGAGAACGGTTGACCACGCGGAACGAGACATCAGCCTGGCGAATCGGGAGACGAGGCCAGTGGACGCCGTAACTGGCGAGGACCAGCTCCACGCGTTGCGGACACGCATTCGGGCCGGATTGAACAGCCCGCCACCGGTGGACCCGCGGGCCGAGTCGTTGCCGGCCTGTCGCGCCTGTTATCAGCGCGGGTACATGGCCGCGTTGCAGCATCTTCTCGAGGAGTGACGCCAGTGCATCGCGACGACGACGTGACGCGACCCGATCAGGACGATCGACGTGTGCCCGACATGGACGAGCGCACGATGGGGCCGAACGTGTCGCCGTCGCAGCTCGCGCGGTTCTGGGGTGTGCACGTCAATACCGTCTATCGAGACATCTCGAAAGGTGCGCTGAAGGCCTACCGGTTGCCGGGCGGACAGCTCCGCGTGAGAAATTCTGACGCGAGACGGTACGGGCGGCCGCTCGAGTAGTTCATCGCGCCAGCGCAACCGCCACCAACCCTCACCACGTCACGGGCTACCCTCTTTTCAGCGCAGGACGCCCTTGCGATTCTCAGGCCATGCGGTCACGCAAGGCCAGCAAGGCTGCCGCGGCACAGCCGGCATCGCAATCAGTTGATCTGTTCCCGCTCTCGGTGCGAGCCGAAGTGCAAAACATCAACGACGACACCCGCACCGTCGACGTCGTGTTCTCCACGGGCGCCGACGTCGAGCGGTACGATTGGTGGACTGGGAAGCGGTACATCGAGCGGCTGTCGATGAAACCGGAACATGTGCGCCTGGACCGGCTCAACGCCGGGGGGCCGGTGCTCGATGCCCATTCGTCCTACAGCATCACCGACCAGATCGGCGTCGTCGAGTCGGCCAAGGTTGTGGCGAAGGAAGGCCGCGCGAGCTTGCGCTTCTCCAAGCGCGATTCGGTGACGCCGATCTGGGGCGACATCCGAGACAAGGTCATTCGCAACGTCTCCGTCGGCTACCGGGTGCACAAATTCGAGGAAGAGACGAACGGAAACAAGCTCCCGATCCGCACGGCGATCGATTGGGAACCCTACGAAATTTCCATGGTCCCGATGCCTGCCGACATGGGCGCGCAGGTCCGCAGCGGCGACAAGTCCAATACCAATCCGTGCGTGATTCTGACGCGCGATGTTCCGAGGGAGACGACGATGGCTGAAGAGACGCGGTCGGAAGTGATTGCAGAAGAGCCGCAGCTCGCGCCAGGCACGCGGACGACCGAGCCTGTGACAGAGCCCAACGAGCACGAGCAGGGAGCCGCCACGGAACGCGCTCGCATCCAGGGGATCCATCTCGCCTGCCGCGTCTCCCGTCTGCCGGTGTCGTTCGCCGACAAGCTGGTGAATGACGGCCTGTCTCTGGTCGATGCGCAGACGCGTGTCTTCCAGGAGCTGCAGGCTCGCGGCGGCCAGAGTCGCGGCCCTGGCGCCGGCCCGTCAGGTGTCGACGTCACCGTCTCTGGCGACGACCCGTTGGTGCACGTGCGCTCCGGGATCGAGAACGCGCTGCTCCATCGGATGTATCCCTATGTCGAGGCCACGAAGACGACGCCAGCACACGGGATCAAGTTGTCCGACGAGGGTCGGCAGTATCGCGGGATGACGATCCTCGACGTCGCGAAGGCGTATCTCAGCCAGCGCGGTATTCGCGTGTCGTCAATGTCGAAAATGGAACTCGCCGGTGTGGCGCTTGGCTTGCGCGGACACACGACCGGTGACTTCGCGAACCTGCTCGCGGATCTGCCGAACAAGCTGCTCCGTCAGGCGTATCTCGAGGCGCCCCAGACCTTTGGGCCGATCACGCGCACGATGACGCTGTCGGACTTCAAGAAGGCCCGATTGCTCCAACTCGGTGAGGCGCCGGCGCTGCTCGAGGTGGGCGAGCACGGCGAATACACCGAGGGGACGATGGGCGAGAGCAAGGAAGAAGTCCAGCTCAAGACCTACGGACGCAAGTTCGCGATCACGCGACAGGCGCTTGTGAATGACGACACGGACGCCTTCGCGCGCGTGCCGATGGCCTTCGGCCGACAGGCTCGAAACAAGGAAAGCGACCTAGTGTGGGGCGAGATCACGGCGAACGCCGCGATGGGCGATGGCGTGACGCTGTTCCACTCGACGCACGCGAACCTCTCTGGCTCGTCGGACGCGATTGCCGTCGCCTCCATTGGCGCTGGCCGTGCCGCGATGCGCAAGCAGACTGGTATTGATGCCGTGTCGCTGATGAACCTCGAGCCGAAGACCCTGATCGTCCCGGCCGCGAAAGAGACGATCGCCGATCAATTTGTCAGCGTCAACATGGTCGCGAGCGCGTCCAGCAGCGTGAACCCCTTCGCAGGGAAGCTCATGGTGGTCGCCGAACCACGACTCGACGTCAACAGCGCCACGGCGTGGTATCTGGCGGCGTCGCCTGACCAGATCGACATCATCGTGCTGGCCACGTTGGAGGGCGAGAGCGGCCCCCGTGTGGACAGCCGGATCGGATTCGACATCGACGGCGTGGAGATCAAAATCTCGCACGACATCGCGGCCAAGGTCGTGGATTTCCGCGGCCTCTGGAAGAACCCAGGCGCGTAGTCAATCGGGATCGGTGTCAGGGGCTGCGGCGGGCCGAACGCGCCGATGGAGAGGGTATGGCCAAGAATTCTCTGCAGGATGGAAAAGTCCTGACCTGGACGAACGGGACGGGCTCATCGAAGGCGTCAGGGGCGGTGGTGGTGGTCGGGAAAATTCTCGGCATCTGCTTGGACACCATTGCGAACGCCGCATCGGGACAGGTCCAGATCGAGGGCGTCTTCCAAGTGCCAAAGGTCTCTGGGGCGGTGATCGCGCAGGGAGAAAATCTGACCTGGGATGCGTCGGCCGCGGCGTTCGACGACAACGCGGCGACGCCGGCCACCGGAGACGTCACCGGGCCTCCTTGCATCGCCTTCGAGGCTGCCGGCAACGGTGTGACGTCGATGCGCGTGAAGTTCACTGGCGTGCCAGGGACCGTCACGTAAACGACGACGTGAGTCTGCGTGGACGTCCTGGCCCTTCGGGAGGTAGTGCTCGGTGCGAACTTCGCGGCACACGGAGTGCCGGCGACGGTCACGAGGCCGTGGCCTGACGACACACCGATTTCGACGGCCGGAATCTGGTGCACGCCAGGGCTGACGCGGCCTTTCCTTGAATCGCTCCCGGGTGACTTCGACGCGCAACGGAAGGTCCGGCACAGGGTCATCGTGCTCCCGGTGGCAGAGGTGCCGACGGTGCCGAGAAAGACGCGGATCGTGGCGTCAGAAGTCGCCGGCGGTCCGGCGGTGGCGTGGCGAGCGGACGGGATCGAGTACGAGGACGCCCAGCATCGCAGAGTCATCGTAGTGCCTGAGACGGAGCCCTGATGGCAACGACGACCAGGCGCCTGGCGATCCTCGTGGCGCTCATGGAGCGTGTCGCGGAGATCACCACGGCGAATGGGTTCGCAAGCGATGCAGGTCACACGGTCTTGCTCGGCGAAAAGGTCGAATTCGGCGAGAGCGATCCAGAACAGGCGGTGGCGGTAGTGGTTCTCAGCGACATCCCACAGCACGTTGGCGAGAACGTCTCGATGGTGATGCCGGTCGAGTTTCAGGCCATTGCCAAGGCGGACATCGACCAGCCGTGGATCGCGGCCGAACAACTCTTGGGTGACATCAAAAAGGCGGTCGAACTCCCTGATCGCACGCTCGGCGGATTGACGCCACGGTTCATCAAGCGCGGATCCACGCGCGTGCTACCTCGTGAGCCAGGGGCGACCACCGTCGGGGTTGGAGTGACCTACTTGGTTCCGTACGAGGAGGCGTTCGGAAAGCCATGAGCAGGCTCTGTCAACGCCCGCTGAAGCGGCCATCCGCAACGAAGTCTCTGCTTGATCGTCGTTGGGTTAACGCCGACTTCTTTGGCCCATTTCGTAATG